AACCTCCACCATTGACTTTATCGTCTCTTACAAGGGCATTACATCAACATTAAGTTTTTCTTTTGACGGATACAATTCGTGTAGAAATGGAACTTGGGGAACATCCACAAAAGCGTTTTGTATTGAGAAAGTTAAGAAACAAATTGAAGGCAATTTAAAGGCGTGGAAAGAGGGGATTGATGGACAAAAAGTTAAAGAAACAAAGGTTGATTATAGTGATGAGATAATAATAAAAGATTTAAAATAATATGAATAAACAAATACAAGGAGGATTGCGTCCTCTTAAAAAAGATAGAAGAGATTTCTCTTATACAAAAAAATTCGGAATAGTTAGTTTGCCGACTCAAAATTTTAGAGTTGGCGCGCCACTTGAAATAAAAGAACAATTTTCATCAGATATGTGTACTGCTTTTGCCTCTACTGGATTATCAGAACTTCAAGAAGGTGTAATCTTGTCTCCTGAATGGCAATTTGCTAAAATTAAACAAATGGAAGGTAATTGGCAAGCGTGGGGAGCAGACCTTAGGACAACTTGTAAGAGTTTAGTGAAATATGGTTCTCTTCCTAAAGATAAAGCAGAATTTAATTTAAAATTTAAAGATAGGAATTTTTTAGCTAACTGGGAAAACTGGGATAAAACAAAGTATGGTAATGGTTTTGAACTTGAAATGATTGCAAGAAAACATAGAAAACAATCTTATTTCGCCATAGATACAAGCGGCTATACTGACTTATTTGACGCAATGAGAGGAGCATTATGGCAGCAAAAGGAATATAAGCGTGGTATCTTAACAGGTATTATGTGGCGTACTGTTTGGAACAACTTAAAAGATGGGATTATTCCTATTCAAAATGGAGGCGGTGAGTTCGGACATTCCTTTTACTTCATAGGACAAAAATATATTGATAATGTCCTATATTTAGAAGCGATTACTTCTAATGGGCTTGATATGGGAAACAAAGGCAGTTATTATTTCCCAAGAGAAGTGGTGAATCAAGAATGTATTTATGGCAACTATATTTTTGTTGATATGCCGCCTGAACAAGCAAAGGTTGAAGTATGGAGTAATTATCAAGTATTTTTAGATAGAATAAAAAAATTGTTAACAGCATTACTGCAATGACTAAATTTGAACAACTAAAATTATTGTCTTAAATATTCAAATTCGTCTGCAATTAAAAATTTTATGAATAATATAGAAAATCGTATGACAAAAATTGAAATTAAATTAGAGTCCATTGATAAGAAATTAGATGAAGTGCCGACTAAAGCGGAAATGGATTTAGCTAATCGTCAATTAGTGGAAGAAATGAAAACAGACATCAAAAAAGACTTTGTTTCCAAAGAGAGATTTGAACCAGTAGAAAAAATAGCTTATGGCTTAGTTGGTTCAGCAGTATTTACGATTGCTTATGCAATTTACGCATTAGTTATTAAATAGATCTTTAATAAAATAATGGGGGTATATAAAATGAAATGTGGACAATGTTATCACCAAATGATTTTTATCTTTATGGATAAGTATACTGTTTTATATGAATGTCCTCATTGCTTAATTTTTTTCTACCTTATAAGGAGGCGAGTATGAAATGACACCAATGTGTCCGTATCACAATGTTATGATGAGACCTGTGAAATTATTAGAGGGTTATCGGCAAATGTTTCATTGCCCAATTTGTTTTAGAGTTAGAGTTATCTCAACCTTGAAAGATGAAAATGGAGAAAGAAAACAACTGGAACTCTGGATGAGCGCTATTTAGAAGTTTATTTAATATAAACTTTTTTAAGGAGAAAAAGAATGGGAAAACGAGATTATAAATATAGCCGCGCAATAACTAACCGAAACAGGGTTGAAGAACGCATTTTCAAAATGATGAGCAAACAACCCAACCCAAAACAGATACGACTAACATTTAGAATAAACGCCAAGAAACCAGAAAGGAGGTGAAAAATCTCCGTAGTGCCAACCCCTCTACATGGGGCAACCACAAAGTTGCCCCCTTTATTCCGCCCTCTAAGGGGGAACAACCTTTATTGGCCTAATCGCTATTTTATTTTCAACCCTTCATTTAGAGGGTGGAATAAAAGAAAAAACCAGCGACCTAAATTGGATATACGCTGGTACAAAGTATTTTTAGTTTTCTTGACAAATTTGCCTATTATTGTTATGACGGAATAATTTAAGAAGTATTACACCATATATGGCAAATAAAGTCAAAAAAACTGCGAGAATATCCCATAAAAAATTAATGGGCAGTTCTTCAAAAAAAGGTCAAACGCCTCATACAAGGCAATCTAAACGTTCTGATAACGATTCAGAACACGATTTAAAGTTTGTAAAACAATATATTTTAGAATCTTATGGTATTATAAAGTAATTAGGTAGCAATGAAATCACATATATGAAACTCATATTTTATAGACCGATCAAATACAATATTTTAACACAAGGATTTGGCGAAAATAAACATCCATATTATAAAAGTATCGGGATGTTAGGCCACCAAGGTTGGGATTGGTTTCTTAAAAATGGCGATAAAATTTATTGGAATGCAAATCTAGCAGGTGAAGTTATTGAAATTCATAAAGACAATTCAGGAGGAATAGGAATTGTAATCGTGGTTAGAGATGAAGATGGTCAATGGTATAAGGTTCGTTTCTGGCATATTTTAGTAGGCGGTGTTAAAGTACAGGTAGGACAAAAAATTGAAACGGGAAAAGTTGTGGCATTGGGAAATAATACCGGCATATCAACTAACCCGCATTTACATTGGGATCTGAAACCCCTTAAATGGTATAAAGACGGAAAATATGAATTGCTTTATCCGAAAGGGACACAAGAATATGAAGATTATAGAGGAGCAATAGATATTACACCGTTTTTTAAAAACATTTTTGTTAAAGATTTGATGTTGAATTTAGAAGCTCAACATTCAATCTTAAAAAAGGTCATTCTTTTAATTAAACAATTTTTATGGAAGCAACAACAATAGGAGCAGTGCCTCTAATTATTGGTATAGTAGAATTGGCTAAAAGATTAGGATTGCCAGTGAAATACGCCTCTCTTTTTGCAGTGATATTGGGAGTGGCAGCCGCATTTTTGCTTGAATCGGGAGCAATTGCTCAAAAAGCATTGACAGGTATTGTTTACGGATTGTCTGCGGCAGGGCTTTACAGCTCTGCTAAAACAGTTATAAAACCAAAGGTCACGGATTAATAATAGAAGATTTTTAATAAATCTTTTAATAAAATAAAACTATCTTTATGTTTGATGAAGAACCGACTACTGAAGAAGCTCCCGAATCCGAAACTCCAGAAGAGGAAGAAACTGTTGATGAAGAACCGACTACTGAAGAAGCTCCCGAATCCGAAACTCCAGAAGAGGAAGAAACTGAAGACGAGGAGTAAAACCTTTGCCAGAGAGCCCCTTCGGGGGCTTTTTGGTGAACCCCATTGACAAATTATTTGAGTTTGCTAAGATAAAAATAATATACACAAAGTATTACAATTAAAAAGGCAGGCTTTTTTTATTGGTAGTAATACGCCAGTGCACGGGAGCTTGCCTTTTTAATTGTAAAATATATGCAACAAGAATTGTTTCAAGCTAAAAGCCCTTTAAAAAAAATTTTTAGTTGCTTGTGGAAAACTTTACTTGACAAAATATTTGGGTTTGATATACTTAAAATAATGAACAATATAAATAATATACAAACTAATTATTTTCTCAAAAAAAGATACAGCTGTATTTTATTTTGTGTTGTTCATTACAAAACCCGCTTTTCGGAGCGGTGTTTTGTTTTAGAAAAATATAGAACCAAAGTCCTTTCAGTGTAATGACTTAAAACTGGCCTAGAAATAGAAAACAAATAGTAGGTGCTGATAATGGCAGTTCATCTACGAAAGCAAGTCCAGCTCTGACCCACACCCGTCAACTGGCACTCACCATTTGTTCTCTATTTAAACTGGTTCATAATAACGAAATACTGTTATTTCAAACCATCAATTAGAGAATGGAAGGGAAGGGGTGTTATGAAAAATAAAAGAGTAAAATTTATTAAAAAAATTGGGAAAAATTGTTTGATTTTTAATTATAATAATGAGCAAGAAGTTTTTTATGGAAAAGTAGATATGAAAGAATGGAATAGAACTCAAGGGGTTTATTATAAAAAAGCTAAGAGAGCAATGTTAAGAAATATAAGAAATAACAAAGCAGAACAAAATAAGTAATAATAAATAATATGATTATAAAAGACATTCAAAAAAAGATAAAAAAATGGGATAAAGAAATACAAGACGATATTAAGAACACTGAAAATAAAGATTTAAAGTATATAAAGGAATTGAATTACGATATAGTGCAATTATTAGGCAAAATACAGTTATTTGAGTTAAAGTATGGTTATGAGGTTGAGATAGATATAAAGAAAAAGATAGTTCCTAAAAATTGGTTTGGAAAGGGAGTTGTGGAAAGTATGTTTGAAGGACAACAGGTGGTTAAAAAGAAAACTAAATAACCCAGCATTTATGAAACTAACTAAAAAAGAAAAAAAACAAATTGAAAAAGAAATCGGGGATTATTTTTGCAATGTGATAATGTCAATATGTCAAATAAGTAATTATCGGGTTTTTACAAAAGTTGATTTGGATACTGGAAAAGATAAAACTTTTAGCATAAAACAAGGTTTTCCTTATCGGAGTATCAATTTGTATATTGGACAGAGTGGTGTAGATTATTGGCGAACAAAGAATTGGCAGGCAATAAGATTTGCTTTACTTCACGAAGCGTTTCATATTTTACACTGGACTTACAGAGAATATGCCAAGGCGAGATTTATTCAGCCGGATACATTACAGGAAATAGAAGAGGATTTAGCGGATAAATTTGCTGGCATTGTAAGTTTATTATGGGATAAATATGCCAAAAATAACAAAACGAGTAAAACTACTTAGGGATATTGAAGCATTAGAAAAAAAGCGGAAATATCCCAGAATGAGATGCCCTCATTGCGAACGCCTTGTTAATCTTAAATTTGACCCGAAACAGAATTGGGATAAAGCAAAAATAGCCAGATGTCCAAAGTGCAGGAAGTTTCTTTTTAAGGAGATTGAGTGGGATTTGGATTGACTTTTTTACAGAGGGGACTTGACAAGGTTTTTGAAAAAAGTATAATAAAGAAAAACTATGCCATTATCAAAAAAGGAATTAGAAAAAAAACAAAGGAAGTGGAATCAAATACTCAAAATGAGAAAAGAGGGATATTCATTAAGGGTAATTGCAAGAATGTTTGAAATGACCCCAGAGGGTATTAGTTGGGTGTGTAAAAGGAAGAAATATCAACCTGTGGAAAAGTAGGACTTGACAAGCATTTTGGATTTAGTATAATGGAAGAGAAAGGTCGTAAATAATAAAAATCAAATCTATGTCAAATCAAGATTGTAGCGAGGATTATCCCATTGGGGGTATGATTGAGAGATATGACATTGAAAAAGAAAAAGAGCTATGTATTACAAAACCTACCGACAACTTAAAAGAGAACGAGAACGAGAAAGACGAATAGCGAGAGCAAAGGGAGTGGTTGGGTACACTTTGCTTATTATTCTGATATTGACGCTCTACGCTTTTGGTTCAAACCTAACTTACCCATATTAAAAGTCGTTCAAGTTCATTATAATTTAATAGTAAGATGAAATGTAAGTATTGTGGTAAAGAATTTAGTAAAAGATTTAATCATCAGAAATATTGTTCACCTGAATGTTTACGAGCATCACGACGAGCCTATAACAGACAGTGGTCAAGACGCAATAGAGTTAAAGTAAATATTGCCAAGAAGAGATTTAGAGTAAAGCGACGGATAGAGTTAAAAACTAGGGCAGTTAATTTGTTGGGTGGATGTTGTCAGAATTGTGGTTATTCTAAGTGTATTGAGGCATTAGATTTTCATCATAGAGATGAAGAAAAAAAAGATTTTTCAATCAGTAATGCTTTTAAGAATTATATGGATTGGAAAATGATTGAATCCGAATTGAGGAAGTGTGTCTTACTATGTTCCAATTGCCACAGAGAGCTACACGCAAAACAAAAGCGTTAATCGTAGATGTGGGTGCTGAAAGTTCGTTAAGCGATTAACCTCTTTCAGCCCCTACATCTTAAAAAACAAATGAAAAAGCAAATAATTGATGTTGACAAAACTCGTGGTGTGTTTAGGGCCACCACTACTGATGAAAGGTTTTATATCAAAACCACTAAAAGTCCTAAAACTGGTTTGCCTACCTATGATTTTTATCCATCAACCACTTGGATAACCAGCTATTATCCCAAAGGTTATTGGTTCACTCAATGGCAAAAGAAAGTCGGACTTGATGAAGCCGAACTGATTAAAAATTTAGCAGGTGAAAGAGGTTCAAAGGTTCACTATGCTTGCTCTGATTTAGCAATTGGCAAAGAGATAAGAATGGATAGTAAATATCTCAATCCGACTACTGAACAGGAAGAGGAATTGAAACCTGATGAATATGGTTGCGTAATGAAATTTGCTAAATGGTTGGACAAAACCAAACCTCAAATACTGGCAATAGAACAAACTCTCTTTAATGAGGAACATCATTATGCAGGAACAGTTGATTATGTTTTAAGAATTGACGGACAAATTTATTTGATTGACCTAAAAACAGCACAGGGAGTTTATCCTGATTACAAACTACAAATTTCTGCTTATTCTCATCTTGACTTCACGCCAAAGATTGTTCCAGTAAGCAAAGCAGAATGGAATAATCGGAAATTAGCTATTTTACAAGTTGGATACAGACGAAATAAAGATGGCTATAAATTCACCGAGGTTGATGACCAGTTTGATGTATTTTTAGCCACCAAAAAGCTCTGGGCTAATGAAAACCCAGACACAAAGCCGAAACAGGTTGAATATCCCATAACCTTGCAAATGAATTTAACAAATCAAGGTAAGATAACAGGGATATTAGAACCTCAAATTAAGAAACCAAAAAAATAATATGATTACCAAACAATGCCCACAATGTGGCAATCCAATGAAGTTCATCAAAGGTGGAATTAGTAAGAAAACAGGCAATCCATATAATTCATTTTGGAGTTGTGGACAATGCAAATTCACAGCTAACATTGAAACGAAAGCAGTGCCACAGGGACAATCAACTAAACAACCCCAGACTGTTGCAGGAATAACACAGATTATCGCTTTACTGGGTGAAATTCGAGATTTACTGAAAACAAACAACGCCCAATTTGACGAACCTAATGCTCAATTACAGGAACAGGCAGATAATGAGATAAACCCAGACGAAATTCCATTTTAAAAGTATGATTTTTTACGGGAAAGTTCAGAACCACCGATTGTTGTTGAAAAATAAGCAGAAGTGGAACGAGTATTTAGGGAAACTTTCTGACTGTAATGTTGAAATTGATATTAAAAGAAAGCGAAGTAAGCGAACTTTATCCCAGAATAATCTCTACTGGTTATGGCTTACTGAAATTTCCAATTATACTGGCTATTACCCTGAGGAATTGCATAGTTCTTTTAAGGCAATGTTTCTGACTGACCGGAGCAAGAAAATCCCGCTGGTTCGTTCTACTTCAATCCTTAATAAAATCCAATTCGGACAATATCTGAATAAAATAGAAAAAGTCGCTCTTGAATTGGGAATAACTTTACCAAACCCTGAATTATATTATGAATTAGGGTGGATTCCTGAATAATTATAATGGGCAGGTGAGATTAAACCGACCTTGTCTTGCCTGCCCTTTATAGGACTTATGAAACAAAGAAAACTTAAATTTAAAATATGGGATAGTATAGCTAATGTAATGTATGACCCGTTTGAACTTAAAGAAATTATGATTAATAAAAAGGCACCAAATATGGCAAAGCATTACATCTATTTGCAATTTATTGGATTATTGGACAAGTCAGGCAAAGAGATTTATGAGGGAGATATAATAAAGGCGATTGTAAATGACGAAGAATTTATTGGGAGAATAGTTTGGGATTCTGGTTGTTTTAATTGGGTTAAACAAAATGGGGTTGAGTATCAACTTGGAAATTTACAAACAACGGAGATAGAAGTAATCGGCAATATTTATGAAAATCCTAATAGGATTTATGAAAACTATACAAGGTAAAACATTAGGTGAAACTTGGATAAAACTAGTGGATAAAGTACTAAAAGATGGGGAAAAAATCCCAGATGAAAAAAGGGATAGAATTGCTCTTCAATCTGTTGTGCTTAAATCTGAAACTTGTTATATACCTGATGAAATCATAACTAAATATGGTAATCAAGAGAACATTAGTCAATTAATTAATATGACTTTTGATAATAAAGAAATGCACGATTTTGATGTAATTCCAAGTTTTAGTGATGGTCATAAGAGTTATTTTGCTAGATTACAAGAAAGTAATTTTATAGAATATGCGGTAGAGCGTTTAACATTAATACCGGAAAGTAAGAAAGTAATAATGGTTTATCCTGAATGGGAGGATTATATAAAAGTGAGAAGGAATCATTATGATGATTATCTTCCTTGTGTTGTAGCGGTACAGCTTAGGATGTTAGAAAATAAAAATGGAAGTTGGAATATGAATATTGTTTTTTTTGCAAGATCAGCGGATATATTTCAGAAGTTTCACGCTAATATGATAGCAATGGTTATGCTCGCAATAGATGTTAGCAAAAAGGTATCAAACAATTTAGGTAAGAATATTTATTTAGGTTCTTTAGAGGGAATGATAACAGATGCCCATATTTATGATGAAACATTAAATGAGGCGAAAGAACTGATAAAAAAGTATGAGCTTGAAGAACATTAAAGGAGAAATAAAGTTTGAGGATAAGATAAATGAAGATCCAGTATTATTGAAAACATTAAATACTTTTTTAAAGAAAAAGCGTGGTTATGTTATCAATATGCCAAAGAAAGGAAGTGAAGTGGTCGCTTGTATTTCGGGTGGAATGGATAGTGTTGCAAATATAGTTATTTTAATGGAGGAATATAAATATAAAGTTTATCCGTTCTTTATTAATAGAAATCAATCAGCTTATAAATATGAAAAGGCTGCAATACTTTATTACAATAAATTATTTAAAAAGAAATATCCTAAACGATATAATCAGTTTGTTGAGATTAAAGTTGATACTCCGGGTCAAATATATAAGGATATGTTAAGGATTACTAAAAAGGCAATGGATAATACAGAGCTTAGTAGAAATATATCTTATCCAGCTAGAAATCCAATAATGTTTTTAACAGGTATGGAATATGCTTATTCTTTGTCTGCTAAAAATATTAATGTGAGGGCAATATTTTCAGCTCACGTAGCATCAGATACATCATATCATTGTTCACTTACTTGGACACGACTTACTAATGTGATGATGTGTCAAATTACAAATGATTACAATTGGCAATTTATTAATATTCCGACAGAACAAGAATTAGGCAATTTCTTTGATAAGGATATTTTTGTTAAATATTGTAATAAAAAGGATATTGATTTGACTAAGACAAGAACTTGTGTCAGTAAAAACAAAATCCAATGCGGAGATTGTCCTACGTGTTGGCAAAGGCGAATAACATATAAAAATTTAGGATTAAAAGACAAGACTAAATATTTATATCCCCTAAGATGTGAATGCCCAAGTTATTATGAAAAAAGAGATTGAAGTTAAATTTAAAGTGAATAATTATCAAAATACTTTAAAAAAGTTAGAAGATATTTTTGGAGAAAGTGGACCAGAGTTTTATGAGAAAACTTATGGATTTTTTACTCCTGATGATTGGTCTTGGAAAGAAGCTGGAATTTTTCCAAGAATAAAAGAAACAAAAGATAATTTAATCTTTGGTATAAAAATTAGACCAAAAAAACAAGATGAGAATTATTTTGAAAGAGATGAATGGGAAATAGAGATTAATGATAAACAAGATAGAATTCATCTGTTAAAAATGTTGGGATATTCTCATATAGTAATATTTGAAAAGTTTAGAAGGAAATGGCAAAAAAATAATTTTTCAATTACTTTAGATAGATTGCCATTTGGTGAATATGTTGAGATTGAAAGTACAAAAGAGAATATTGAGAAATTAGCAAAAAAATTAGGTTTAAAAGACAGAATTACAAAAGCGTATCTTGGTGTGTGGCAAGATTTGAGAAAAGGAAATGACCCTGAAGATGCAATGTTTTAGAGGGTGGATGAATTGAAGATAAAAAAAGTAGTAAACTGCAATAAAAGAAATATATGATTTTATTGAAAAATAAATAATATGAGAATATTTGAAACAATACTTGTTTTAATAGTGCTGGCCTTAATGATTGCCCTCCTTATATGGTCCTATCAGTATTTTCAGTTTGAAATTAATGCCAAATACAAATTAACAGCCGAAGAACGAGCAGAATATACTCAATTAAAAATGAAAATAGGAAAACTTCAAGAACAAATTATTATGTTAGAATGTTTAGTAGAGTGTTCTAAAATGCCTTATTGGATTGATGAATATGATAAGTTGCAATGCGAGAAGTTATGTATAATGAATAAGGTTCAAGAAACAAATAATTACTAAGTTCCGAGCTGTGACTGAAATGTCCTTTGTTCGGGGGCAAGGTACACCTGCCGCTATTTAACGGAGATAGACAAGGGTGGTTGAGGCCAAGTGATGTAATAAGTATCTGCTGAACTGCAACCTCTTGGGGGTGGGACGGGTTCGCGGCCGTCTTGCAGAATCCCTCCAGCTCGGTACTTAGTAATTATTTATTGGGGAAATCAATCTCAAAAGAGGTAAGACACCCCAGAAAGGTCAATAAAATATAAAAATATGCAAAAAGAAATTATAATTAACGGTACAACTTATGTGCCAAAATCGGCTGAAAAAGCTAAAATTAAAAAAGGTCTTGAATATAAGATAGTTCGCACTCGTTTCGCAGGAGTATTTGCTGGTTATTTAGAAAGCAAAAAAGAACAGAATGTAGTTTTAAGAAACGCAAGGCGATTATGGTATTGGGATGGTGCGGCCTCCTTATCACAACTTGCAATGGAGGGTGTGTCTAAACCAGAAAATTGTAAGTTCCCTTGCGAGGTTGATAAAATAGAGTTAGATGAAGTAATTGAAGTATTAGATTGTACAGAAAAGGCACGAAAGAATATAGCAAATGTAAAAGTATGGAAAGTATAATAGAAGAACAAATGAGGGGTTCTGGCTTTGGTTCTGGCTCTGGTGATGGCTCTGGTTCTGGTTGTGGCTCTGGTGATGGCTCTGGCTCTGGTTATGGCTCTGGTTTTGGCTCTGGTTCTGGCTCTGGTGATGGCTTTGACTGTGGTTCTGGCTCTGGTTATGGCTCTGGTTTTGGCTCTGGCTCTGGCTCTGGCTCTGGTTCTGGCTCTGGTTATGGCTCTGGTTTTGGCTCTGGTTCTGGTTATGATTTTGACTCTGGCTCTGGTTCTGGCTCTGGCTCTGGTGATGGTTAGGTATCTTTACTACCCCGTGCCCTCTTCCTGCTGTATTTTTATTGGGTTCCTCCGTAAAGTTTTCGGCAGTCGTAAGTGCAAGGGCGGGGTGGTTAATACAGGAGTTTGTCTCCTGTATGGTGATGGGTAATTTTCATCAACGAAAGTTGGTGGCTGAACAACGCCCCATTAGCATTTAGGAGATAAATAATTATGAAAACAAAAACATTTCATTATACAAATGAACAAATGGTAAAAGATTTGATAAATTTAACACCATTAGAGGGGTGTGTATTAGACGCAGGTTCTGGAGAAAAAATTTGGTATCATAATATTAAGGGAAGTAAAGAAGAATGTGAATTAGATAGGGGTTGTAATTTTTACGAATGGATAACACCAGTAGATTGGATTATTGGTAATCCTCCATTCCATGAGAGTTGGAAATTCTTTGAACAGGCAAGTAAAATAGCTAGAAAGGGAATAGCATTCCTAATAAACAACCAAGCATTTAATTCTATGACACCAAGAAGGTTTGAATTATTAAAAAAACGAGGATTTTATTTAAATAAGATGCATATAGTTTCTGATGCTAGATGGTTTGGGCGATATTATTATTTAATATTTCAAAAGAAAAAAAATGATTTTATGAGTTGGGAAACCAAGACATATAAATAATAAAAAATTATGAAAACAAAAACATTTCGTGGAATAAAATTTAATGTTTATACAGATACAAAAATAGAAGGCGATTTCATTAAACCAAATGAAGCTGTCTATTTTGAAAACGATGTTGAGATTACGGGTAAATTAGAAGTAAAATACTTGAAAACAGAAGGGTCAATCAATGTTCATAAATCATATATTGTAGATAAATGGGAAGAGATTGGCGGGTCTCAAAAGATTGGCTGGTATCAAAAGATTGGCTGGTCTCAAAAGATTGGTGAGTCTCAAAAGATTGGCTGGTCTCAAAAGATTGGTGAGTCTCAAAAGATTGGTGAGTCTCAAAAGATTGGTGATTATCAAGAGATTGGTTGGTTTCAAAAGATTGGTGGACATCAAAGGATTGGTGATTATCAAGAGATTGGTGAGTCTCAAAGGATTGGCGGGTCTCTTAAAGCAAAATCATCACGAGTATCTTTATATTCAACAGTAAAAGGTACTTATGAAGTAGAGGGCAAGGTATTTATAGGAGTGTGTGAATGGCGGGATACCACAGAAGAAGAAGAAACTTTAACTTGTGGCAAGTTTATTTCCGGGGATATTAAATATGGTAAATTAAAGGAAATCGGGAAAGAATAAAAAAGAGTAAAAATAAAGGTTGATAATGGATAAATTATTAAATAATTATGAATATAATACAAAAAAAGAAAAAGGAATTTGAAACAGGAGTTAGACAAGGAAAGTTTACAAATAAGTATGGTGATTGGTATGAGACAAAAATAAAGAATCTTTTACAAAATATTCAAGCATTTAATGAAAAAGAAGCTAAACAAAAAGCATTGATTGGATGGGGTAAATCTGTTGCAAAAAGAGGCATTCCTTATGGTTGGGTTGGATTGGCAGATGTTAAAGTAAAAAAAATTATTTATGCTAGATAAAATAATAGAACAAAAAAAGATGAGAGAATTAATAATTGATATAATGCAAGCTGGTTTTGATGTAGCTATGGGTGGAGATGCCTTTGCAACTCAAAAAGAAAATAAAGAATGGCAAAAAAAAGAATATGATAAGGTGTTGGAACAATTTACAAAGAAAATAGAAACCGCCCTAAAAGAAACCATAGAAGCTACTTGTAACGCTATGTTAGTGGAGGAGATAGAGGAACATCATTTGGATGATTGCCATTCTTTTGATTTAGATGGAAAGCATTATGAATGTTCTTGTGGGAATGATGTATTAGTAAAGGGCTTCAACCAATGTTGTGCCTTACAAAGAGAGAAAGCAAAAAAACTATGCCAATAAAACAACTTAAAAAAGAGTTTGAAACAAAAGTTAGGCAAGGAAAGTTTACAAATAAGTATGGTGGTATAAATATGATAAAATCTTGGAATTGGATAGAAAAACGGGTTATCCCAGAAATAATAGAAAGTATGTTAGTGAAGGAGATAGAAGACGAGGAGGAATTTCAAAATATATCAGGGTTTAGGGCAGAAACTTGTAGTGTTCCAGTAATTTTCAACCAATGCTGTGCCTTACAAAAAGAAAAAGGTCGGGAAATAAAAAAGAGTTTATGCCAGAAAATAAAATAACACAAAAACAAATAGAGAAAGCATTGGTGAAAATTGGTTGGAGTTTACGAAATCACGGTTGTGATTGGTGGTATTTCTATAATCACAAAAAGAATTGCACAGGACTTCGTTTATTGTATCCTAAAACTGACGCTCGTATTGACTTTGAAGGAAAGAATCATAGATACCCCAGCTTTACATTTTATTTGAAAGATTGTGTATTAGATGAATTGGATAAGGCCGTTTCGTTTAGAGGAAAGAATGATAAATCTATTTTTATGTTATTGACTAATTATGATAAAAAATAATTGCTGTGCCTTACAAAGAGAGAAAAGAGATAAAAAATAAATTAAAATAAAAATATGCCCAATAAAGATAAAACAGGCCCTAGAAAGCGTAGTCCTCGTCCCAGTAGAAAAAAGGGTGGGAGGAAACAGGGTAAATGTTAAAATAAAAAACGCAGGAGTGGCGGAATTTCGCTAAGTAGACGCGAGAGCAGGCGATTTGGCTCTTGGAGGTTGGTCTCTCCGTGTGGGTGCAAATCCCACCTCCTGCATATATGAATAAAGAATAAACAGATAAACAAATCAGTATTTTATTAGATAAGCAGGAATGGCCAGAGAAAAAGATGGGCGATTTAAGAGTAGAAGAAATAAAAAAAAGATTTTTGATAGGATTTGACATTTTTGATTAGTTTGGTATTATGAAATTATGAAGGCTACTAAACAAACCCTACGAAGACGTAGAATAATCAAGGAAGCAGATCATTTGTGGATGCAGTTATGTTTTGAAGAATGGGGTAGAATGTGTAATTACTGTGGTAAGCCAGCAATGCAAGTTCACCATTTTTATAGAAAAAGTATGTATGGACATTTACGTTATGATATAGATAATGGAGTTCCTTGTTGCCAAGGTTGCCATCTTAGAGCTGATGATTCTAATTATATTGATATATTAAAAGACCGAAGAGGTGAGGATTGGTATTTGTCTTTAAAAGAAAAATCATTTCATCCACCAAAAAATTATAAAAATAACATTATTTGGATTAAAGGTGAATTAGAAAGATTAAAAAAATGAAAAAGAAAAAAAAGCAAACGATAAAAACAATAAAAGGTATTAACAATATACAAATAAATCGTTGTCAAAATTGTAATGAAAAAGAAGCAGATTCTTGGATTGCAGATGAAAAAAGTTATGGTGGTAGTATATTTTTATGTGTTGATTGTTATTTAAATAGGCAAATTGGCAAGAAAGAATTAAAAAGATTGTATGCTTTAAATTTTTAGCAGTTGTTATTTCTTAATAATAGTTAAAAAAATAAAAAGATGGTTTTCCAAGCTAAAAAATATAATAACAGAGATGAGCTTGAAGCTGATATTTCAGCCAAGTTAGGTCGGCAAATAAATAAAAATAAAGAAACCGATTGTATTATAAAAGGTAAACAAAAGGAGCTAAAACTTTTGCATTTAAGCAAATCTAGCTCTGTTTTTGGTTGCAGAGTTGAGATAGTTTGAAGTAGTTTATTATATAAATAATCTATTAAATAAATTATGAAGGAATATAAAATACTTGCCATAGGTGAAGAAGCCACAGAAAAGTTACAAAGTGGCGCTAATCAAGTTTGCGATATGGTAAAACTTACTCTTGGCCCTTATGGCCAGAATGTAGTAATTGACCAAGCTAGAATACATCGCAAGCCAAGAATAACCAACGATGGCGTAACCATTGCCCGTTTTATTACTTTAAAAGACGATTTAGAAAATCAAGGAGCGCAAGTTGTTATTCAGGGCGCGCTTAAAACAAATGAACTCTGTGGCGACGGCACCACTTCCACCATGGTGCTTATTAAAAAGATTTTAGATGAAGTTAAAAATAAGTATGATTTCAATAATAAGTTAGGTGGTTCAGATAGCGTGGTAAAAGTAAAAAAACAACTAGAAACTGAAGCCAAAGAAGTTATTGAGAAATTAAAAAAACAAGCTAAAGCAGTAAAGACAGATGAGGATTTAAATGTTATCGCTAAAACCGCGGTAGAAGATGAGGAAATGGGTATGATTATTGCTGATATGATGAGAATTATTGGTAATGATGGGCATATCGTGGTTGAGGATACCTATGGGGAAAAGATAGAAACTGAGATTGTATCAGGTATGCGATTTGAAGGAAAGTATGCTGAAGACTTTATGATTACTAAACCCGGCCGGAAAGAAGCAGAGATGAAAGACCCACTTATATTCATAACTAATCAAGAGATAGAAGATGTTGATCAGATAGCTAAAGTAACGATGACTGCCTCACAAGCTGGAGTAAGGAATATCGTGATATTTTCGCCAAACTTTACTAGGGATGTGCTTTTGAATATGTATAAATCATTATTTTTTAAAGACCCATTCAGGGTGTTGGCAATAAAAACCCCGAGCTTGCTAAAAGATATGTACCGAGATATTGCTATTTACACTGGCGGCAAATTTTATGACAAGAAAACTTTTAAAGACGATATAAGGAATTTTATGTTAGAGGATTTTGGCAGAGCAAAGAGTGTAATGGGCAATGGTGTAGAAAATGGCAGCGAAGTATTTATTACCAAAGGTAAGGGTGATAAAAAAGAAATTGAAAAACAAGTAGCAAAAATTAAAGAACAGATTAAAATAGAACCAGTAGAAGATATTAGAAACCGATTTAAAAGGCGTATTGCTTCTTTATCAGGCGGAGTGGGAATAATCAGAATGGGAGCAAGAAGCGATGTAAGCAAGTATTACAGAAAAGATAAGATAGATGACGCTATTTATGCCACCAAAGCTGCCCTAGAAGAAGGTATTGTTAAAGGTGGGGGATTGGCTTTAAAAGATATTGCGAAAACTCTGCCAAAGGATTACCTCTTAAAAGAAATACTAAAAGCTCCATTTGAGCAAATTGTTAATAACTCTGGCGGCCAGTTAACAGAAAAAGATATGGTTACTATATTTGACCCAGCAAAAGTTGTAAGAATTAGTTTAGAAAACGCAATAGATGTGGCTTCAACACTTATTACTGCTGGTGGGATTATAGCGAATAAACGAAATGACATTGATGATTTGAGGCATATTTTAAGCGGTACTCAACCTCACGAGTTATCTGAATAATTATGACAATATTAGAACTCTTATTATATATATTATTAGCTATGGCATTAACATTTTTGGTTTTTACCATAGGACATTGGTATGGGACAACAAGTGTAGAAGCGGACATTATTTATAAAACTCGGTATGTGGAAAAAACAGATTGTCCTATATGCCAAGAATGTATTGAGAGGGATTGTCCAATTTATAATTGGGACATAGTAAATCAAGTTGAATTATTAGAAACCAAGTTAGAGATTCAAAAACAAATTTGTGAAACAGAAAAGTCAATTATTAGAAAACAATGTAAATGAAATATAATGTTGTAACAGGTTGGCGGAGAGGAGGCACATCAGCTCTTATGGTATCCCTTAAGCAAGCTGGTTTTCCTATTCTAGGATTTAAGTATCCTGTATATTTTAGCCATCCTAAAATCAATGAGAAATATGATGGTGGTATATTAGAGGCAAGGGTATATGAGAGAAATTTAAACCCTACTGGATTTTGGGAGTTAGCATCTATTGTTCAAGGCAAAGGACTTCAAAAGAAACATTACGATTTAGGATTTGATAATGATATTGTAAAAGTTCCATTTGGAGTATTGCCGCTTTCTAATCCTGATTTAATTAATAAGGTAATTATTATTTTAAGAGAACCTGCAAAAGTTATTGCTAGCCAGTATAAGACGATACCACCAAAGAAAAGAGAAAAATGGTTAAAAACCGCTAGTCAAGATTTATTACTTAAAGCAGAAACATCTTTGGCTTGGTTGATAAAATACAGAAAAGATTTTGTAATATTGCATTATAAAGATTTATTAGAAAAGGAAGAAACGGTTTTATCTGATATTGAAATGTTTTTTACCAAATCAAAGTCAGCGATTAAAACAGAATTAGATAGAGTAAAGCCAATGGAATTAAAAGGAAAAAATTACAAAAGGTTAATTGAATTTTATAAGAATAATATATAAGATTAACAAAAATATTGTAATGTAATAATAAAACATTATGAGCAATACACAAACAAAAAAGCCAAAAAAATTGCCTAATAAAATAGGAAAGAACAGGAAAACACGAGATGAAAAAGGTAGATTTATTAAAGGTATAGCTCCAAATCCAAAAGGAAGACCTAAAGGGAGTGGTTTATCTATTACAAGTTTAGTTAAAAAAGAATTAGAAAAATGTCCTGAAGGTGAAGACAAGAAAACTTATGCTGATTTAATAGTTAAAAGGATTTTGAGTAAAGCAATCAAGGATGGAGATACAAGAATGATAGAGAAGATTTGGGCATATATGGATGGTATGCCAAAGCAGAAGTTTGAGGGTGATGTTAATTTGAATATAAATAAACTTTTAGATGACTTATCTAAGCCCACAAAACAAAAAAAGGCTTCAGGACAAGAAATGGAGGAGGAATCATCTCTACAAGATAGTGGACAAGGAGAAACAACTTATAACATTCAAGGAGAAGGAAGTTCAACGACAGTTTAATGACAACGCCCATAACAGGAATATTATTTTGAAAAGCCGACAGCATGGATTTACCACGAATGCTTGTATTGACGGATTAGATGATGTTCTTTTTAATAGAAATTTTAAGTTTACAATAATCGCTGATACTTTAGAACACGCTAAAGAAATATTTGAAAAAATACAGATAGCGTGGAATAATTTTCCTTTAAAGTCTCTTTATCAAGCAGATAGTGAAACAGCTCGGCAGTTGATGTTCAATAATGGCTCAATAGTGAGAGTAACCACATCAGCTAGAAGCGCTACGGTTAATAGACTTCATATTTCAGAGCTTGGGCCAATTGCTGATGAACAACCAAAAAAAGCAAAAGAGATTATTACAGGTTCTATTCCAGCAGTGCCTAAAAATGGCAGAATAGATATTGAAAGCACAGCTAGAGGTGAAACTGGATTATTCTATGATATGTGCCAGAGAGCGATGAAAAATACAAAGATAGAAAGTCAATTAGATTTCAAGTTTCATTTTTTTGGTTGGCTAGAAGATAGCGATTGCTCTTTAGATGGAGAGTTTGATGTGCCGCAAGATTTAATTGCTTATCAAAAAAAGTATGGTATATCAGATAACCGGATAAATTGGTATTATCAACAAAGAAAGATTTTAGGCGAACTTATCAAGCAAGAATATCCGCTTAATCCTGAAGAAGCGTTTATGTATTCTGGTCAAAAGATGTTTGACCAAGAGATTATTGAGGATTATTTAGGTAGAGCAGAGGATGGCAGAAAAGAGGGAAACTGGACATATTATAAAGAATACAAACCAGGACATAGATATGGATTAGGCGCTGATGTTTCTGAAGGGCTAGGGTTAGATAGTAATACTATAATTATTTGGGATTTTACGCCTATTAAGCCAAAAGTAGTAGCGTGCTATAACAATAATAAAATAGCTCCTGATTTATTTGCTTATGAAATAAAGAATGGCGGGGAAAAGTATGGTATGGCAATAGCTGGGGTAGAAAAGAATAACCCAGGACACGCTACGATAACTGAACTTAAAAAGATTTATCCGATAAAGAATATATATCAGTATGTTAGAACTGATAGGACATCAGATTTAAAAACCAAGATACTTGGCTGGAATACGACAGCTACCACAAAACCTAAGATGCTTTACGATTTAAGGAGAGCAGTTCACGACCAATTAGTTGAAATACCCTCTAAGCCACTTTTAACGGAAATGAGAACTTATGATATAAGAGATTTGCAAGTTGTCAGATTAGATGAAGAACAAACTCAACATTGGGATTTACTTATAGCAGCAGCTATTGGTTTTCAGATGAAAACTTCTTTAGAAGATAATCAACAACCTCAATCCTATCGTCCTCATTGGACGGGGTATGGGAAAAAAGTATGAGAGATAAAGGGCAAGGAGCGTGGGACATAGTAAAACCTCGCTCCATAAGAATAATAAAAGATGATGACTTTATTCAAGAGGATGAGGAAGAACACCAAAAAAAAGAAGCTAAAAAAAGAGCTTACCGACCTTACTATACAAAGTATGGCAGGAAATATTACCCAACATAACATATTAAGCAATCTGTGGATAAGTCAGCTTGACTTTTCAAAATTCGTTTCGTATAGTAAAGAAACAAAATAACCTAGTCCTTTGCTAGTGGGGAACTCACACCTATAATTGGCAATTTACCAAAAGAAGAGAAGCAAGTTTCCAAGTATCAAGCTAATAAGCAGGTACGGGATTTGACTTCTCAAATAAAGCAAGATTATGAAACTGGTTTTGAAATAGCTACAAGGCAATTTAGAGAGTTTAACGACAGGAACTTTTTTGATGTTTTAAGTGATAATCAAATGAAGTTCAACTCTTATGCCGAAGGCCCAAGTCAAGACCCAGAAGAGAGCTGGATGTGGCCTGGAGTAAGACCAATTACTAGAAATAAAGTAATGAGTTTAGCCGCTCACTTAACTTCATCTTTAATATTTCCTAATGTCTTTGCTCAAAACGAAGCAGATGAAGAAGACAGGAATATGGCGCAAGTGATGAAAGATTTAGTTAAGTGGCATATATTAAACACCAACTATGGTGTTTCTTTTGTTTTCGGAATAGTGGCAGCGTTAGTAAACCCTATGACATATTTCCATATTCAATATGCTCAAGTGCCACAAAAAATTAAGTTAAAAAAAGAAAATGGTGAAATAGAAGAAATTGAAGGAATTGATGATGAGTTTAGTGGAATTCAAGTAAGTGTGGTGCCCGGTGATGAAGTATATATTGCTGATCCTTATCAGTTTAATATTCAAAAGCAAGCATTTTTAATAAGACGACGTTATATTAGTTATGCGGAAGCTGAAGGACTTTACAAAGACCATCGTTATTTTAAATATGTTGAGCCGGGAGTAAAAGCGCTATTTAACGATGAAGACCAAACTTTTTATGATATTAGAATGGATGATGCTCCAACTACTTGCGAGGAAACAATTTATTATAATCGTCAAGAGGATTTAGAAGTTCACTTTATTAACGGTATTTATATGGGTGAGGAGAATGTAAATGCTAATCGTATGAAGCATCGCACTAATAGAAATAAACCTAAATATCCTTATGTTCCTTTGCGTTACGAACCTTATGATGAAGGCAGGTTCTTTTTTTCAAGAAGCGCGGTTGAGAGATTTATCCAAGATCAGGATTTAGTAGATATGTTATGGCGTTTAGTAATTGATGCTACTCATATTAGCGTAAAACCACCATTAGCTGTTAGTGGAAATAACGAAAGAATAACCCCAGGGATTATGACACCATCAGCAGTTACTCAATTTAATGAAGGAACTAAGATAGAAAATTTAGGGCAGTATTCAAATCTTATTGGAGGAATTAACTTAATAAGAGAAACAGAACAATCAATAAATGAAAGCTCACAAGCTCCACAACAGGCAGGACAAGCTGAAAAGGGCGCTCAAACTGCTTATGAGATAGCTACTCTTCAACAAAACGCTAGAATACAATTAGGATTAGCTGGTAAGATGATTATTTCAGCTGTTAAGGATTTAGGGGATTTGTTAGTAGATTTAATTATTATGCATCAAACCGTAGGAGAGGTTGATGAATTATCAGATGGATTAAAGTTTAGAAACTTTTTATTGCCCGATGAAATAGAAAATGGAGAAAAGATTAGCAAGAAAATAGATTTTTCAGAAGAACTTATTGGTTTGCACTTAACTGATAAAGAAATCCAAAAAAGAAATGACCAGCTAACTAAAGATACAGGTGGAATAGATAGTGGAATGTATATTTATAAGATTAACCCAAGAGTGTTTGCTAGTTTAAATTACAAGCTCCAAGTAGAAGCGGATGTGTTAATACCTAAAAATGAACAATTTGAAAAAGCCCTTAACTTAGAGGCATATGATAGAATGATAATGAACCCTTATGCTGACCAAAGGGCTGTTTCAAGAGATTTCTTATTTGAAACATTAAAGAAAGGTGAAAGTAATAAGTATATGACAAAACAACCAATGATGCCTCAAATGACATCACAGAGTGGCAAATCCCTTCAACTTCAAGGAAGTCCCTTAGTATCTCAAATGACGCAAAATCAAGGTATGGCAGGAGTAATGCCGGGCAAAGGTCAATAAAAAATACAAAATTATGAAGAAAAAACAAAAAAAACCAAAGACTTCTGAAGAAATCTTAGTAGAAAAAGCTAAGAAAAAAGCTGAAAGGCGAGCTAAGGTTGTAGAAGTTTATAAAAATCAACATACAAGAAATAGACAATAATTATGGATGAAGAAAAACAAACAAAACAAAAGAAAGTGCCATTACCAGAGTTTCATCAACCTACTGGTCCAAAAATGGTGGGTACAAAAGAATCTCGTGATAAAACAGGTACTTTTTACGAAAGTTCCCCAGGCGCTTTAAAAGATGCTGAACCATACAAAGACGACCCGCAATATGCCTGTTATTTAACAGAGATATTTGTTAATAAGTATTTGGGATATGTATATGGTTTTGATAAATGGTTAAAAAATTCTGGTTGTAAAGGCGAAATTAGAAAGAAACTTGATGCAATTAAGTATAATAGTAAAAAAGGAAGCAAAGAAGAAATGATGCATACAAGAATTAAAAGGGACAAAGAACGAAAAGTTGCATTAGCCAAGAAAAGGCGAGCTAAATTACAAAGACAATTAGATGGAGAAATTTAACCCCGTACATCCTAGTTTGGTTTTATGGAATAGACAGGAACGAAAGGGCGATAAAATGGTAAATGCTGTTTATTTAGGTGATAAGAAATTGGAAAATGAGCAAATAAAAGAGTTAAAACGAGAGGTAAAAGAATTAAAGCGAAGTAATTTGTGGAAGCTCTTAATGGATTATTTACTTTATCATCAACAGGAATATTTGATAAAAGATGCTAAAAATTGGGATGATACACTGTATGGCAGAGCAGCAATTTACAATTTAAGAAATTTACAAAAGTTAGTAGATGATATTTTAAGCTGGTAGATGTTCTAATGGATGCTTAACTTACTAGCGGTTAAGTATCCATTAGGGCATCTACCCTACTGGATAGCTTGTTGCCAGTTAAGTTGAAAAAAACAAGTTTAATGCGGCAGTTATGCCGACTTATAAAATAACTTTATGGCTGACATAAAAGAAAGTCCTCAAGTGGAAGAACCACAAGAGGCGAAAGACCCTCAAGCAGCCGAGGAGTCAAAACCAGAAGAAAAACCTTTTGAAGCTCCACAAGAGCCTCAAAAGGATAGCTCTTCACAACCAATTGACTACAAAGGTGAGCTTGAGAGAGCAAAGAAAGCTATTATTGGCCTTAAAAAGGAAAATAAGGAGCTTAAAAAAGATCCTGATAAAGAAAAACCTCGTTTAGATGAAGAAGACATCAATCAAAGAATTGAAGAATCTATTGCTGAACGGATAAAGCAAGAAATGGAAGGATTTAAAGTCGCCTCTACTAGATCGCAAGCCGAGATAGTAGTAGGACAACTTACTTCCAATAAGGACGAACAAGATCTCATTCTGCATCATTACGAAAACTCTATTAGGATTACAGGGAATTTAAAGAATGACCTTGAAAACGCTCAAGCGCTTGCAAATAAACGTAAGCTCACAGCTCAAAATGCCGAACTCAAGCGGGCAATGTCTTCAAAAGAGAACATTAGCAAACCTGCTGGAGCTGGGGCAAAGCCAAATCCACCTGCTAAAGCGCCAGAATTGAATGCAGATACTGTTAAATTTTTGCAATCAAGAGGCGCTAAAGTAAACAAAGATGGTAAATGGCAATTCCCTAATGGCAGAATATACGAGCCAGAAGAATAGCTGAAAAACTAAAGTCGGCAGTTATTGGTAGTCAATTGTAATTACAGCTTTAATATGGCACGAGGAAATTATGAAGTCCTGAAGCATAGCGGAGGGACTAGGGAATATCCAGTGCAAGATAGGACTAGTTCAAGCCAAACTGCTGCTTATCTTCCAGGTGAGCCATTAAAACAAGGCACAACTCCTTATGTTATTGCTTTGGCTACTGGCGATCCTGAAGTTGGAACTGACCAATTTATTGGTGTAACTGCTATTGGTTCAACCGAAACCTCATCTGCCGATGGGGTTGTTGTCGTTGAAACAATTTTACCAGTTAAGACAGTTTTAAGAGCCAGAGCTACAACCACTGCTAATGTTGATACTCAAGCAGAGATTGATGCATTAAAGGGTGATTGGGTTTGTGGCGATTTAAGCGGTACAGGCACCAATGGTTCAGCCGCAGTATTTACGATTGATGAAGACGAGACCGATGATCCTAATGTTCACGGCTTTAAGATTCTTGACGGCGATCCAGTATCTTATAAACTTGAATTTATCTGTCATGCAATGTCATCCGAAGCTGCTCCATACTTATAATATATGCCTTTACATAAAGGGACTGCCCCAAGCGCAGTAAAGACAGCGATTGACGATGTGGTTTATGCGGAATATGACCGCGAAGATGAACCACAAGAAGTATTGGCTACTAATGGAATTTTCTTTAAGCAACTAAGTTCTAGTCAAGGAGCTGAAATCTTTGAAGAATATTCTGGTGTGGGTGGCTTTACTACTCACGATGAGCGTGAGGACATTGATGAAGCAAGTGTATATCTAGCTAATCAAACAACTTATACTCATAACAACTATAAAAGAGCATTACCTATTTCGGTAGAGTTCTTTGAAGATGATAAGCATATGGTTGTTAATAAGAGTATTGAAAGATTTGGTATGAGAGCTAGAACAACAAGGGATAAGTATGCATTCCAGCAAAGCTATGGTGACGCGTTTAGTGGAGCAACCACTCCTGATGGGAGCGCTTTACTCTCTAACTCTCACACATCGGTTATGGGTGATACTATTGATAACCTTGTAACAGCTGCTTTATCTCCTGACAATCTAGCCACCTTAATCAAGACATTAAGGGTTCAAAAAGCCCAAGATGGTGAGTTAGGTGGTCAGAATGCCGCTGGATTACTTGTTTCTCCAAATGACTTTAAGGAAGCAACTACAATTACTGATTCTACTTTGGAACCCCAATCAACAGATAATGATATTAACTATGTTTCAAACATCTACCCCGGTATGGTATGTGGAACTAGCGCGTATTTAGATAGCAGTTTTAACACTGCCAACTCAAATACCGACACATCTTATTTTGTTGTAAGCAGAAATCATAATATCACCAGATGGGAAAGATTAGGTCTTACGACCAAACTTCTTTCACCTGCTGATTTGAAAGAAGATGAATGGTACTACAAAGCGAGATTCAGAGAAATTGTAGGATGTTTAGGATGGGAAGGAATTGTTGGTAGTAATGGAACTACATAATCCTTGCAATTGGGCTGGGCGGTAGTTCTTACTGCCGCCCCACCCTGTAAAAATCTATGACTAAAAAAAGCAAAGAAAAATTAAAGAATGTCTTTATAGGAGTTCTTGCTGGATTGATTGTTTTAGGTATTGGCAATATTTTTATTGCCAGAGCAGCAGGATTGGGAAGTTTCTTAGATGCTAATGATTTAGAATTTCTATTGAAAATGGTTCTCAATCAAGCTCAAGGCGGTGAATCCTTTGGTGGTTATACTAGAGGATATTGGGATAGCGCTGATGGTTATTATGTTGATGGCACAGCTATTATTGATGGTAGTGGAAATATCTCTATGTCAGGCGCATTAACTGTTACTGGCGAAACTAACCTTGCTAAAACAATTGAAGGTGGTTCAAGTGGCACTATTGGTTGGAATAATGTGACTAGCACAGCAGCCGATTGGTGTGAGAATAAAATTGTTAGATGGAGAGGAGATGAAAATACTACTTTAGGTATGGCCAGCTCTTCTGATTTAATTGCTGATTGTATTCCGACTATTGGTGATACAACCAGAGTTTTATTTAACAATTTTTCTACTAATACTGCGAGTGTAATCATTAAGACCACTGATGGCGCGGCAGGAACTATGGTAATGCTTGCTAACGCAACATCAACTACCGCAATAAGTGAACCCGTTGATTCAATGGTTCTTCCTAAAAAGAGTTACGCTCTTGTTGAAATTACTAATTTAACAGGCGCAACTACAACTGTTGCAGTGACTCGTATGAAGAATACCGATTAACTTGGATTCCTAGCCCCTCATTCCTTGCAGAGGGGCTAGGGGTCTAATAACTTTTTATGACAAAAAACAATATTACAATATCACTTATAATCATTGCTTTATTAGGTATTATTGGCGCGCAGTATTTTTCAAGCAGTGGGCGGCCATTTGGAGCCATTTCAATTTTAAGCGGCCCAACTTCAAATACTGTATTCGTAAATACTACAAGTTCAGGAGTTATTTTATCAGCTACTAATCAAGTTAGTTACCGAGCAATTTGCTCAACAGCGACAACTACTTGGTCAGGTGGCGGTGAGATAATCACTTTATTAGTGGCTACTAGCAGTGAAGTTTCTACTGTTGACCCCGCAGTTGGTCTTTACCGAGCAGGAGGTGGGGCAGATGCTAGTTATATTTTAACTTTTGAACAACCTTGTATAGAATTTGTTAATGGCAAAAATTTAACAAATAGAACTATTTACGGTGTGGCAACATCTACCCAAGAAGGCGTAGATTATTATGTAACAACCATTGAACAATAATGGCTACAATAGGCAATGTAAAAGATTCCCTTACAGGGATGTTACATGGACAGACTTTAAATAAAATCAAGAACATTAACCGATTATTCCAGCGAGCTGGAGATAGTTTGCTTTCAAGAATTGACCCACCTGAAACAATACGAATAAGCCAAATAAGCAATGCTATTCACGAGGAAATTTATGATTACACAGCTCCTTCTGATTTAAAAGATGAAAAAGTAATTGATATTCGTCCGCAGGTAAACAGAACTTCAAGCGATAACCCAATGCAGTATTTCAGTAAACCTTTTGACCTTAAAAAGGCAAATAATGGGTTTGCTATAAGATACGACACAGGGACTAAAAGTTTAAGATTTTCAAAAGATGTTAGCCCTAATAGAAAAGTGCTGCATAATATGAATAGTTTAACAGCTAATGGCTCTTGGTCAGCAGATGGCGCAGATGCTTCTAATTTAACAGTAGATACTTTAAATTACGCTCAAGGCAATGCATCGTTTAATTTTGACTTAACAGGAAGTGGAATGACAGGATATATAGAAAATAGTGATATGACTGCTGTGGATTTATCAGATGAAGAAAACCAAGCAAAGATATTTGTTTGGGTCTATATTCCTGATACCTCAATTATTACTAATTTTATACTTTATTGGGGTAGTTCGTCTTCAGCTTATTGGAGCGCAACTGTAACTAGTCCTCACGATGTTTCAAGTTTTAAAACTGGATGGCAATTACTTGCCTTTGATTGGAATGGGGCAACTGAAACAGGCAGCCCTAGCAGCAGCGCAATAAATTATTTAAGATTAACCGTAACTTACGATGGTACAGCTGATACTGATTTAAGAGTAGATGAAATATCTTGTTCAAGAGGGGAGATTTTTGAAATTGAGTATTATTCAAATTATTTATTCAGAACATCAAGTGGTGTTTGGCAAGAAAACACTTCAGATGACACTGATATACTTAATCTAGGAAATGATGGAGTGCAGATTTATACTTTAGAATGCTTAAAGGCTTGCGCTCAACAAATACAAGGTGTAGATAGTGGATTTGATATGAATTATGTAGAAAATGAATTATCAGGATTAGAAGGACTTTATACAAAGTACAAATTTGAACATCCCAGCCAAGCTATAAAGAAAAAGGATTATTACCGTCCATTAAGGTTCACAGGAACCAGAGCTTCATTTTTACGATAATTATGTATGCCAGACAAATTTTCAATATTAAATCAAGATAAGAATGGTAACACTAGGTTTTTGGGATATATGACTAAGTCTGACGCAATCAATACCCCACCTGGTTTTTTAACAGAAGGAAGTCAAAATGTTCTTATCAATCAAGAAGAAAAGATAGCTATTAGAGGTGGCTATACTCTTTTTGGGGCAGCTGATACCACAGCTAATGCAATAGATAGCGCCTATGACTGGCTAAATAGCAGTGGAACCAAGATAGCCCTACGAAAGTTTAACACTACGCTCCAATTTTACGACGCAAATGTTGGCGCTTGGACAAGTTTTGTTGACACCTTTTCCACTAACCAAATGCAATTTGATGGCTCTTACTGGGATAATACAGAAATCATAGATTTACTTCTATTTGTTAATGGCACAGACAATATGTATGACTGGTCAGGAGCAATTACTACGCTTAAATCAGCAACAGCTAACACATTAACTAAAAATGGCGCGACTACTTGGGCGCAAGAGAGATTTTTACAAAATGGCGCGCGAAAGGTAACTATAAATGGCACAGAATATACTTACACAGGCGGAGAGAATACCACTACATTAACTGGAGTAACTCCAAATCCATCAGGAGAAGCTGCTGGCTCAACTGTCTTTCAAAGTATTCGGATAAATGTTAACACTCCAGCCGCTAATTTTTTCTCAACGGATATTAGGGTATTAAATAATCGTGTTTGGGTAGTATCAGACACATCACAATTAGTTTATGTTTCTAAAAATACTGATTTTACTGATTATACCTTTTCTTCCCCTCGTGTAGCTGGTGAAGGAAACTTAATACGAATAGACAGCCGAGGAATAGCTTTAGAAGTGTTAGATAATGGAATGATGATATTTTCAGGAGAAGATGATATTTACAAATCAAAGCAACAAACTATTGATGTAGGTGGAACTTTAACAGAAGCTGAAAGTTTAGACAAACTAAAAACATCAAGCGGACAATCAGCCCAATCGCCTAATTTGGTAACAAAAATAGGGGATATGGTTGCTTGGATAAGCCACGAACCAGTATTAAGAATAATAGGAAGCCAGCCAAATTTAGAAAATCCACAAATGGTCAACCTATCAGATCCAATAAAACCAGATTTTGACAATGCAACTTTTACCAATGGCCATATTAAATTTCACAAACAAAGAATTTATATCTCACTTCCAAACGATGGTGAAGTATTTATTAACGAGCTTTTAGTGGATGCTCAAGGAAGAGAAAGACGTTTATGGCAACCACCTCAAATTTTACCAGTTAGAATGTTTGCTGTTATTTCGGGAGATATTTATGGACATTCAAACACAGTTCAAGAAACCTACAAACTATTTGATGGCACAGATGATAATGATGGAAGTTTCAAAGCTCTTGCCTATCTTTCTTATAGGAGCTTTGCGGATAGAGTAAGCCAAAAGAACTTTGACGAATATTATGTAGAGGGCTCTATTTCAGGCAACACTTCCTTAAAGGTAACATTTAGATATGACAGTGGTGGAGCAAGCGGTGAGGTAGAGAATACGATTGACGGTAGTGATAGCGATATATTGTTTGAAAGCACTCAAAGTGGCAGTTTGGGCGATAATCCTTTGGGTGATGCTCCTTTGGGAGATTATCCAAATGCGGTAACAACAGATTTAGTTCACTTTGAAACAATCATTGAAGCTGCTAAAGTTGATTGTTCTAAGTTTCAGATAATTTTTGAAACAGATGATATTGACCAGCAATGGACACTTTTAGCGATAGGTCCGAACGCTAAAATGAGTGGAAGTATTAATACAACTATTAAAAAATAATATGCCTTTTAAAAAAATTGGTAAAAATAAATATCGTAGTCCATCAGGTCGTAAATGGACGTTAAAACAAATCAGAGCTTATTACGCTCATAAAAAACGCCGAAAAAGGCGTAAATAAATATGGCAATAGAATTAATAATACAAAAAATAATAACAGTTTTAGTAGCCCTGACAACATTTATCACAGGGTCTATTACACCAGATGTTGCTGCTTTAAAAGATGAAGTTGCTCAACTTCAAGTAGATAACATTGCTAACACTCAATTCTTTCAAGGTAGTGAACCAAGATTTGGCGTAACCAGAATAGCGGCATTGGGAAGGTATCAGCTTTCATCAGCAATATCTTCAAGCGCTACTTCAATAATCTTAAAATCTCTAACCATTCCTATATCAGGAACAGAGGTTAATATGGCTACTGTGTTTGGGGATATTGGTTATGCAACAATAGAACCGGGAAGCACTACTAGAAAAGAGTTTATTTCCTTTACTGGGATAACTCAAAGCGGTTCTAATGATACAGCAACTCTCACAGGGGTAACTAGAGGGCTATCTTTTGTTTACCCTTATACGGCTAGTACAACTCATCAAATATCACATAGTGGAGGTTCTACGGTAATCTTTAGTAATCCACCTAGTTTTTATAACCGATTTGCGATAAAGGATAATGATGAAACAATTTCTGGCGCTTGGACATTTACTAGCACGGCGCAACCTATATTTGACGCGCAACCAACACCGACTGATGATAAACAATTAATAACTAAACAATACGCAGACAATATAGCAAATCAAGGAGCTGCTACTAGTACCGCGACAGTGGCTGGTATAGTAGAAATAGCTACCAGAGCTGAAATAGCTTCTACTACTGCGGTAGCAGCTAATAAAGCAGACTTAGTAGTAACTGCCCAGTATTGCACAAGCAGTATGGAGGTGGCGAATTATTGGATACCAATGACAGATAGTGATGGTAAACTAGACCAGAGTTTTATTGATTTAACTGAAAATTGGGCATTTCTTGCGCCAGTTGGATTTGGATATAGTGTGAATTTTTTAAATGGTTGGACTTTAGTAGGAAATAGCACTACTACTGGTAATGTGTATATTACGGATGATTTAACAGTAACAGGAGATGGCTCATCTTTGGCAACTACTACCTTTACAGGAATACCAACTTTGCCAGCCATTGATCCAGACGCGGATAATGAAGCTACAAGAAAAAGTTATGTTGATGATGGTGATGATACTTTAATATTTGTTGAAAATACTAAACTTACTTATAACAATAATGTTCAGGGAGCGACATCCTCAAGGGATTTTGCTACTGCTACAATTCCAGCCAATATTCTGGGAACAGGTAATGGAATACATATTAAATCATTCATTGAATTAACTGATGAAATGGATTGTGGAAGTTCTAATGTTACTTTTGGTTTGACTTATGGTTCTACTGAATTAGCAACTGCCGTTGTTCAATTAAGTGGCGCGGTAGATACAAATTATCTGGGAACGATTGAAGCGGTAATATTTGCAGATGGAGCTACTAATTCTCAATTCGGCACAATCCAATTATTAACAGGACAAAATGGTGATAATAGTAGAGGTGGTCAAGGCGATGGAACAGCTGCGGAAGATAGCACGGTGGCTAAAACATTAAAATTGACTGTTACTTTTAGCAGTGATTGCCATGCAGCAACTTATCAGGTGGTAGATAGAGCGCTAGGCACTTATTTCCAAGTAATAAAATAATTATGCCAGAAGAAACACCAAATCCTTTTGAACAATTTAATAATCCATTATTTTCTCAACCAAAAGATATATCTGAAATAAAGGATGAAAGTGTTTCTTTACAAGGTATTACGCCCGACATTCCAGAAACAGGAATGATTACAAATGTGGGAAATATAAGAGAATTTAATGATAATGTGCAAAAAGTTGATAAACTAAGACAAAAAATAACGGAAGTACAAGGAGAGCTTGCTGAGAAACAAAAACAATTAGCAGAAAAGCAGAAACAAGAACAAGCTGATTTTGAAGCTAAACAAGACCAAGAAAAACAACTTGCTTTAGAAAGGCAAGCTGTTGGAGTTATAGAGGAAATAGAAGATCCGAGATTAGTAGAATGGCAGAAAGAGAAAGAAAATTATGAAAAACAATTAAATGATGCATTAGTAGAATTAGATTCTTTAAGGATTAATGATGTAGCACAACAGCAATTAATCAATGCTATTAAAATGCAATTTGATGTAAGGCGTACTCAAGCAGAGCAAGCAGGACAACGTGCTTTACAGGCAGCGCAAACTTTCAATATGAGATTTGGTAGTTCTCGTTTTAACCCTTTAGCAGCAACTGGGGTTATCCAAGCCCAAGAACAAGCAACTCTTAGAAATTTAGCAGAAATTGATGCTATGGAAGCTCAAGCATTGGCAGAAATCAATCAAGCAGAACAAGAAAAAGATTTTATATTATTGAGGGAAAAAATTGCTTTAGTAGATGAACAAAGGAAAGAAAAGAATAATCAATTGATTGCTTTACAAAATCAAGTCAATGAAGAAAATAGGTTAAGAACAGAATCATTACAACAAATGGAAAGACATTCAAGGGTGTTTGACTTTATTAGGAATGGTATTACAAATGTTGCTGATATTTTCCAATTAGCTGGCGATATACCTTTAGAAGAAGTAGAATATGTGATTGATACCTTAGTAGAAGAACAAGAGCAAAAACCAACCGAAAGTAAAATTGATGCTTACACTGATGAAAATAATCATAGAGTAATAACTTTTTATGATAGTTCTACGGGATTTACAAGAGAAGTTGTGAGTGATAGGCAAGTTTTACAAAAATCCCCTGAAAGTGATCCGCAACAGATATTAACTAATACTCGTAATCTCAAAAAGGATTTTAGCGCTAGTCCAGAAGTAAAAGATTTTGTACAGGTGCGAGAGAAATTTCAAAAATTAGAAGAAGCTAAGAAAGAGGCAGAAATAACTGACAACTTTGTAGTCGTTGATCAAGCATTCATTACTTTGTTTAATAAGATTACTGATCCAAATTCGGTTGTGCGAGAATCTGAATACGCTAGAACATCAACTGATATTGGATTTATTAATAGGATAAAAGGTAAAGCAGAAAAAGTGATTGCTGGTGGTGCTGGTTTAACTCAAGATGAAAGAGATGCAATTTTAAGATTAGTTGGGCGGTTTATGAATGTATCGGCGAGAAACTTTAATAACAAACGACAAGAATTTGTAGATATAGCAAATGCTTTTGGTTTAGATGCTACTTTAATTGTTGGTCAGCCAGCTAGTATTAAAGAGGATATAACGCCACAAGCAAATGAAATAAAGGTACGCGAATTATCATCGGGATTAATTGGTTTTCTACCAGAAAATGAGTTTGATCCTAGTTTATATACAAAAGTAGAATAATATGCCATTTAGACCACTTAAAAATCAACCATTACCAAATCAGCCAATAGTACAATCTACTGGGTTTAAACCATTAGCAGAACAACCAAAAGATTTAGGAATTGGTGGAAAAATAGCTGAAACTTTTGGTTTTGATGCTTCCATTGGACTTAAAGAAAGGTATCAAGTAGCTAAAGAAAAAGTGATTAAAGATGTTATTAGTATCGCAAGAGGTGCAAATAAGGTAGCTAACTTTTTGGGTCTTGGCCCACTTCAAGAAACAGCAGCATTAGGAATGATTAGAATATCTCCAAGATTTCGTTCTCTTAAAAAGAGAGTTGATAGTGGAAATGCAAATATTGGTGATTATGCAGAATATGCTACTATCTTAGAACAAGTACCTAGTGCGAAAGCAATAGCTGGTTCAACCATTCAATTAGGGGCTTTACTTGCACCAACCCCTGTTGGCAAAGTTAGTTTGAAGGGAGTTACCACTGGCACAAAAGCATTTATAAAAGGGTTTAAAACACTTGCCCCAAGAGGTGCTGCTATCGGCGGTGCATTAGGTTTTGGCAAAGCATTAGAAACAGATAAAGGAGTAAAAGGAATTGTTGGTGACACAGCTATTGGAACTATTACAGGTGGTATTATCAATGGCCTTTTAGGAGGGTTATTTACAAGATTTCAATATAGCGCTGATAAGACAGCTCAAAAATTAAGAGATAACGCTATTAAGCAATACAAAAGTGCGTTAGGAGCTACAAAAGAAAAGTTTAAAAATAAAGTTGATCGAATCGTACCTGAATTATTAGAAAAACAACGCAAGGGTACTTTTAGCAATCTTAGAAAAAGTGCTTTAAAAAATATAGCGTTGACCAATAAACAATATCAGCAGCTAGGAGAATTACAAGGATTAACAGAAGTAACTGATATTGAGAATTTAATAAATAGGGAAATTGCTAAATATTCTTCTCCGACAGGTAGAGTGTTTTCAGTTAATCAGAAAAAAGTTAATACTCTTATGGGTCTTTTAGATGATATTAAATCTTTAAAGGGGGCAAAAAGTCAGGATATAATACAATCATTTCAACATAATTTGGTAATGCAGGTAGATGTTGGAGCAAAAAATGTAGCAAAAAAGATAAGAAAGATTGATTTGTCTAAGACAGATAATATTGATGATGCAGTGAGATTAATTAAACAATCTTTGACTCAACGAGAATTAAGAAATCCAGCTGTGAATATGGCAATAAATAATTGGGCTAAATCTTCAAAGATGATACAAGCTGAATCAGTTAATCTCGTCCCACAACAATCTTTACGAGAATTAGCTCAACAATATGCAGATGATATTTATGAATCTAGGAAAGCACTGAAAACAATTAAAGATAGTAAGGTTTTGGGGCAAGTTAGAAAGGTAGATTCTGGAATTAGAAAATTATTGAATAATCGCAATCCTGATTATGCGGCAATAAATGAAATTTATAATCTTAACCAAAATTTATTAGATGTTTTAGATGAAACTGCACAAAGAACAGGAGGTAGAAAGTTTTGGAGTTTATTAAGAAGTGAATTTTTTCAGACTGGTTCAATTGTCGGTGGTTTAGTTGGGTTAGGAACAGGAGGAGGATTTGGAGCTGCTTCGGGTGGTGTTGTTGGTGGCTTGACAATGATGGGTATAGGACAAACTATGAATTCTACTTGGTTTAATACTTTATCTGCTGTACAAAAAACAAAACTAGCTAATCAGCTAGCAAAGATACCCGCACAGAATATGCCAAGATTATTAAATTTCCTAAACAAACTAGGAATAAAAGCAGTATTAGAATTTATTGATGAAGGAGAACCACCAGAAGAAATTTTTTAGACTTCTATTTGATGCCAAATTAGCAATATAATTAAACTTATAAAAAGTAGAATATAAAATATCATATTTCTAATACATTATATCAAATAATAATATCTGTCAAATGACAGTATTAGATAAGATTGAAGAAACAGCAATAAATAAAAATGCTTGCAAGTAATTATACTATAACAAAAAATTCAATTATTGTCAACTTTTATGAACCAAAAAGCCCAAAAACTCATCTTACTAAAAGCTAATACTCCATTAGCTCTTTTACAAATACTTGAAGAAATTCAGAAAAACCAAGATCAGAAGTTATTCCAAATTGAAACTAAGATTAATGAGTTAATTCATAGAAAAGAAACCAATCTTTTAAAAGGGATAACACAGATTAAAGGAGATAAGGGCGAAAAGGGCGATATAGGGCCAAAAGGCGAGAAAGGGGATAGTATTATTGGCCCACGAGGAGAACGGGGCATACAGGGCATTCCTGGGCCTGCTGGAGCGACTGGCAAGCAGGGTCCGAGGGGATTTTCAGGCAAGGATGGCAAAGATGGCAAAGATGGCAAGGATGGTCAAGACGCTAAAATAGATATTAAAAAACTAAAAAAAGACATAATAACTTCTTTAGAAAAAATGCAAAAACCGCAAATAGAAAGAATTTTAAAACAGATTCGCGCTATTCGCAGAATGGGGAGCGTGCAAGTATCTGGTGGTGGTTTTAGAGAAGAACGCAATGTTTGGGGTGAGATTCCTAGCGGGACAATAAATGGCGTAAATGTTACTTTTACCCTAGCCAATACCCCATCCAGTGGAACTCTTAGATTATATGCAGGAGGTGTAAGATTGTCAGAAACTGAAGACTACACTTTATCAGGAGCAATAATAACTATGTTATCAGCCCCAATGACAGGCGAAGTATTACGGGCTGATTACATTAAATCACGATGAAAAAACTAATTTTTACAATTTTAATTTTAGCTATTATACCAACAGTTGCTTTTGCGAATTTTTACAGCAGGATTTTAGATTTTATCGGGATAGATAAAGAACCACAATTTGGAGCAACAGTAGTAATGGAAAATAGAGGTGGCACAGGAACTTCTACTTATGTTACTGGCGATATTTTATATGCTTCTAGCGTTAACAATCTTTATAGTTTACCCATAGGGAGTGATAATCAGATTTTAACAGTGAGTGGTGGTATTCCTTCTTGGGGAGCAGCGCCAGATGCTGGTTTATGGGTAACTACAACCGATACTGATAATATCATACCAAGAACCTCTACTGCTGGTATTATTGTTAACGCCTCTTCTACCTTTACCTCTGATGTTTCAGGTGAGCAATTTTTTGGTGAATTAAGTAATAAAATAAACCCAGCATATTCTTTCCAAAATGACTCTGACACAGGAATGTATCGTGATGGTTCTAACTTTGGCTTTTCTGTTGATGCTACTAAAATGTTAACAATGAATACAAGTTATATCATTGGCTGGCAACCATTTATAGGACAATTAGAATCTGCTGCTGACCCTACTTTTAGAAATGCTTCGCTACCAACTGGTATGTTTTTTCCTAGCACCACTAAATTAGGATTTTCTTCTAATGGAACAGAAATAGCAAGATTTGGCGCAGCTTCTTCCACTTTTAATTCTACTTTAACCGTTGAAGGAGCGGTTACTTCCACTGACCTTGCTCTTACTAGCTTAACAACTTGCACTCTTAAAACAGATGGAGTGGGAAATATATATTGTGGTTCAGATAATGTGGGCGGAGGCGGCGCGTTGGGACAATTAGGTGAGTTGACAGATGTATCTACTTCAACCATAGGAGCTGGATATTTTATAGTTAGAAATGCAGCCGATAATAGTTGGCAGTCTACAAGCACGATTGCCGAGAGTGGCGATGGCATAATAACAGTTGACAATTTAGTAGTGGGCACCACGCTTACTATTCCCGATAATAGCGTAGATGAGGCAGATATTAACTTTTCAACTGCTTGCGCGGCAGGAAATCATTATTATTTAAATGGGAATGATTTGGCTTGTGAGGCAGACGATAATACCACCTACACGGCTTCTAATCCAGTTGCCTTAACTGGTACAGTATTTGGCATTGTAGCCGCTTCAACCACTGAATGGGAAACAGCTTGGACACATTCACAGGATAACACTCAAGCTCATTCAGATTATTTACTTAATAATGAAGCTGATACAGGAATTGGGTTAACCCTTACAGTGGCAACTACTACTGGAGCAACCTCAACCCATTTATATGTTTCTTCTTTGTTTGGAATAAACTCTGAATACTTTACTGACCTTACTGGGACTGGTTTGCAAAACTCCAGCGGGGTGTTAACTCTTAATGCCACTGGTGATTGGACAGGCACTTTAGACGGACGCAATGCCAATGAAATGAGCAACTGGCAATTTACTAATGCCAATGCTATTAGTCCAACAAGCACGGTTGGCTTAATAGTTAATGCTTCATCAACCTTTACTGGCGACTTCTCCGTAGGCACTTCTACCCCAGCCCTATTTGTAGATGAGGATACGGGTTATGTAGGGATTGGGACAAGAATTCCGACGCAAAAATTGCATTTAAAAAATGAAGGAGATTGGATAAAAATTGGCGTAGAAGATGCTCTTACTCAAAGTTATTTTGGTTATACTGGACTGGCTTATAAAACAGTTCAGGTTGGCAATTTATTAACCAATAAGAACAGCATTTCTTTAGGGGCTGACATTACAGCCAATACTAGCGGATCCTTTTCTGGTAAAAATATTGTCATTCCAAATGACAGCAAGATTATTGCTCCCAATAGCGCCAATGATAATTACCGTGGGATCGCCCTTATTGGTTCTGATGATAAACTTTATTTAGGTGGTGGGGGTACTAACAGTACTGATAATAGTATGGTTATTGACACAATCGGCAACGTCGGCATTGGCACCACAGGCCCTGACCGTAAGTTAGATATATTAGACAACACTAATCCCCAACTACGTCTTACCCATACAGATGGGAGTGTTTATGTGGATTTAAGAGCCACAAGTACGGGGGATTTGATCATTACAGGAAGTGGCGGTAAAGTTGGCATTGGAACTGGAACAACAGCACCCGGGGAATTTTTAACTATTGAATCATCAGGGGCAACTGCTGGCGATGCTACGATAAGATTACAAGCCGCAGCGGGGAATTTGACTAAAGGTACTATAATCGGAAATTTAAAATTCTATTCACAAGACGCAAGTACGGGCGGGACTGGGGAAACAGCCAAAATTTCTGCTATAGGGGGTACGGCTGCAAGCTGGGCTGGAGCAGGGAGACCGACTGATCTTGCATTTTATACACAACCATCAGGTGCGGCCGCTTCATTAGTAGAGGCAATGAGGATTGATGAGAATGGGAATGTGGGGATTGGGACGGATAGTCCGAGCGTACCTTTGCATATTATAGGAACGTCTGGCAATTTTGTGACCTTTGAGAGAGATAGCTCCACAGCAGGATCAAATTTTTTAAGATTGTATAATAGTAATACAACTGATGGCAATGAAGCTTTAATAAATTTTGCAAGTGATACAACTGGGGGTGGCGCTTCAAGTAAAGTTAGTTTTGCCAGAATCGGGGCACAATTTATTACTCATGATAGCGCAACAATTAGTAGCAATATTTATTTTGAAACTGCTAACGCTGGAGTTAAATCTGAAAAAATTCGAATTCAAGGGAATGGTAATCTCGGCATTGGCACAACAGAACCAAGCGAGAAATTGCATATTTCGGGTGGTGTAGCTATATATGACAGCGATAGGAGCATAACTGATTTGCATCATTTAGTAGATAAAGAATATGTTGATAAGGCGGTAACAGCATTAGGAGCAAGATATTATATGTTGGATACTAATTCTGGGGAAGTGGATTATAAAGATTGCTCATCTTCCCCATCAATCGGAGGAGAACAAAATGTTAGCGCTGCGGATTTATCAGATGATGATTATATTAAAGGATGGATTGCTCCGAATGTTAATGAGCCAGACAAGTTATTGCTTGGGGTATATAATTGGCGAATTTATGTTGAAAAAACCGCTGGCACGCAAGAATTAAGATTATATTGGAAACTAATTGAACGAAAAAATGATGATTCAGAGATTGTTGTTGGAACTTCCACTGTTAGCAACGAAATAACAACTGGCAAGAATTCATATATTATTCCTTTAACATTGTCGGAAGACCACGATATAGCAAGCGATAGTTATGTTGTTGGCAAGATTTATGCCGATATATCTGGTGGTGGTTCAGCTCCAAGTATTACCTTATATTATGAAGGTAATTCTGCTTCTCATTGGGAAATACCCACCAATGTAGAAATATTTAACAATTTATATGTCAATATAGATGGCGATACAATGACAGGGAATTTAACCGCGCCTAACCTTTATGCTTCTAATGGTATGGGCGTAGGCACTATTACACCTAAATATACTCTGCATATAGATGGCACGCTGGGGCTCAATAATACCCTATATGCCACTTCATCAATTTTTGACACTTCTTTAGAGATACCCAACGGGGCAGACCCGCAAACTGGCGTTGCAGGACAAATTGCGATAGATACAACTCCAATAGATACTTTGAAATACTATGGTTCTGCCACAAATACAATCGTTGCGTGGGAAAGTCCAACCGTTGTAATAGCGAGTTCAACTTGGGTGGCTTTTGGAAAGTTTATTCCAGCAAGAATATTTTTTGCCAGCACAACAGTTACTGAAATCAGATGTAAGGCCAATGGCGGGACCTCTGTTGAGATTTGGTTATCAGATGGCGTAAATGATACAGACACCTTAACTTGCACAACAGCGGGAGCGCACGATGATGGGGATATTGCCAACGCCAGCTTTGATGAAGATGAACAATTACATTTTGAAATTGGCAATATAGTCGGCACAGTTAATTCTGTGGCAATAACAGTGAATGGTTACAGGGATTATGGGGACTGCTTTAGCAATGGGAATGCCAGCAACATCACCAATAGAATATATAACAGCACCAGAAAATAATAGCTTTCAAATAGGAATACAAAATTATCAAACAGAATTTGCGCAAGATATTATAGAGGACAAACCATTACAATATAAATTAGGAGAGGATTTTATAAGTTTTAAACCAATAGAAATGCGTTGGAATAAAAAGACATTTAAAACAATTAAAAGTTCCTTAAAACAAAATAAGAAATATGTGGAAATTTTTGGACAGGGTATTGATTTAGAAATACAGGAGGGGGATAGGATATGGAGTAAGATTATTAAAATAAATAGCTTAACAGATTTAGAAGCAATACCAAATAAGGGATTTCTAGAAATAAAATTTGAAGTAGAAACCAATATGATTATTGATGGCTGGAATAAAAAAGATGATTTTGAAATAACAGAAACAATTCGTTTAGGCGATTATAGTTATCTCGAACCAGCTTATGTTTGGGACAGTTGGACTTCAACCACCTGTGAAATAATTGACGAAATAGAAGATTGTGAGGTTTTGACAAATCGAATACAAATTAAAAGTTATTTTTCAGAAAATAAAGGAAAACTATATTATATAAAAGAGATTCCAATTGATTGGATAAGGACTGCATTATTCCCAATATATACGGATGCTGATATTACTTATGGAACGGCTAGTGAATTTAATGGGGGAGAAACAAGATTAGTAAGGGTAACAGCTGTTGATGATGATAAAATTGTAGTTTGTTACGGGGATGTAACCAATTGGGATGGTAAATGTATTGCTGGGACAGTTAGTGGTACATCAACTTTATCTTGGGGAACAGAGTCGCAATTTGAACCAAGTTGGGTTCATAATCAAACTGCGTGGGATTTGGGAGTATGTAAATTAGATACAGATAAATTTGTAGTAATATATGTTGATGATACTGATGATGATGGATATGCAAGAGTTGGAACTATTACTGGCACAGTTATAAATGATTGGGGCGCTACAAATGAATTTGAATCAGGCGACACCTTGTTTCCTGCTTGTTCACCATTTGGTACAGATAAATTTGTAGTTTGTTATGATGATGAAACTGATGCTCACGATGCAAAATGTGTCGTTGCCACCATAAGCGACAATACAATAACAGATGGAGCGCCAGCAGAATTTTCTGAATGGATACTTTTTATGCACCAACCTGTTATGGCTGCAACAGATAGATTTGTTAATTGTTCTTTTCAAGATGGTAACAATTTACTTTATTGTATTGTTGGTAATGTAACTGGTTTAAATGTAGAATATGGTACTTATTATACCACCTCTTCCGCGGCGACTATGCCCAGTAGAGATTTAGATATAATAGCACTTGAGGATAATAAATTAGTATTTGTACATAAGGTTGCATATCCTATTAGTGACCCAGTTTTAGGTATAATGACAATTTCTGGCACATCAACCATTTCAGCAAAATTTGTAACAGTACTTACTGATTATACAACAGCAGCAGAAAATTTTTCTATTGTGAAAATAGATTCCACGCATTTTGTTGTGGTTGGAAGCAAGGGGAGTGTTGGTCCGGGATATTCAAATTATTGCACAGTTGATTTCGGTGCTGAAACAATCACTTGTAGCGGGACCATAAACTTTACAAGTAATGACCCTGGTGGGTATACAGATAAAGCTATTGATGCCGCTTATGTATCATCTGATAGAATAGTTATTTGTTATCAAGATGATACTGATAGCGATAAAGGTAAATGTATTATAGGGAATACTCCAGCAGCAGAAGAAGAGGGCGTACTACCACCCCCACCACCTCCACCAATTTTCTTTGAGTAATAAAAAAATATAAAGAATTTTTAATTCTAAAAACTTTATGAATAACAAAACAAAAATACCAATCATCGCTGCGGGATTTGCAATCAGTTTTATAGCGGGCAATTTGGTTAATAATTCATCTAATCCCCCCGTAGGAGCGTCCGTAGAGCTGCCAGAAGCCTCTGTGGCAAATGTTTTAAGCAAAAAGGTATCAACCTCCACCATTGACTTTATCGTCTCTTACAAGGGCATTACATCAACATTAAGTTTTTCTTTTGACGGATACAATTCGTGTAGAAATGGAACTTGGGGAACATCCACAAAAGC